GCTCGGACCTGTTTTCAAATCTTACAACTTCGTCAGACCAATCGTGTCGGCCCTCGGGACTCGCGCGATGCCTGGAGCAGCTGCAACATTTACACGCGCAACAATCGCGCAACACACATCGGCAGGTGTGCAGAGCCCACAAGGTTCGCAAGTGAGTTCACAAACAATGATTCTTGACGCGAACTCGGTCGCAAAACAGACCGTAGCTGGCTCGATATTTATTGCCCAACAGACAATGGACTTCACCGATCCCGCAGCAATGACCGTCATTCTTGACGATCTCGCAGGTCAATACATGAAGCAGACCGACACAATCGCAGCGAACGCACTTGTCGCAGCGAAACAAGCATCGGGTTACACATGGACAATTACTTCGGGAGATATCACTTCACTAATGAACGGAATCTACGGAGCCGCTGCAAATATTTCCGCAACGACCAACCTGTTCCCGACTCATATGATCGTTGACCCTTCCACTTGGTACTACCTCGGAAGCCAGTTAGACGACAGCAAGCGACCAATTTTTCCAAGCATCGGTGCAGCTGGCCTACAAGGACAGAACACACTCGGCGCAGGAAACGCGACATCATGGTCAGGAATGAACCCATTGGGTCTTGACCTTGTAGTTGACGGCAACTTGCCAGGCGGAACAATGCTTATCGTTCACGGCCCAGCTTGCGAACTGTACGAAGCCCAACAAGGAATGCGCTCAATCGAGAACCCAGATCTACTCGGTCGCACATTCTCCTACTACGGCTACTTCGCAACGTTCTTCCAGACAGTCGGAGCGAGCCCAGCAAATAGCCAATTCGTTCAGTCAATTATCGTCGCCGACTAATCGAAAGGCGGCGTAACCGCCATGACCCAAACCTACAACGTCAGCTCTAAACAGCTGCTATCAAACTACGCCGTACTTCAAACGCTGGAACCGAATGCGTTTGTAGTCGGCCAGTCAATAACCGTTGACGATGTTGGCGGTGACTTTGACGGAAACTTTACAATCCTTGCGACGCCTGGTTATTTGTTTGTAGGTGTTAATGCGACAACAGGGTTTCTTCAATACAACCTCGGCGTCCCGTTAGAAAACCAAGTTCTCTACGCTTGCGAAGGCGATGACGTACAGCGCGTCCAAGCATTCGAAGGAACCGTCGTTTACTCAACAACCTGCGAATGGATAACTTGGGAATACATCGCCAGCTACCTAGGAATTCCAGTAGCCACAGAAGAAGACGAAACCTTTCTCGTTTCCTGTGCAGAAGCCGCCAACGCCTACGCATATCGCAAACGTTCTCAATCTGGTTACTTTGACGACTTGGTAAATAGTCCTTCTGGAGACGTCACACTTGCGACACGAATGATTGGCGCGGCCTACTACCGCCAGCGCGGATCTATGGATTCTTTCAATAGTTACGATTCGATGTCAACAGTCCCGACGCCTGGAATAACCCCGATGATCTTGCAACTGCTCGGCGTGAACCGTCCCCAGATCGCTTAATCATGGCCGTTCAAAACTACAACGATCTATTCAACACTTGTCTAAATAACCTTGCCGCGAAACTCGCCGAAGTGACAGGTCTTCGAGTCGTGACAGATCCTCGTAATATCACCCCAGGAGCAGGGTTCGTCCTGGTTGGGGCTCCCAGTTTTGCCACCTATTCCAGGGGCGTCGCTAACATGACATTTCCTGTCCAGCTCATCTCCACAGGCCCAAGCAATTTAGACGCCCTTAGAACGCTTCTAAACACCGCTGCGCTCTGTTTTGGATCTATGACAGGGATCCTTGAAGGACACCCGATCACCCTTGACCTAGGCGGATCGAGTCTTCCCGCCTACGAACTATCCGTCAACGTGCAGGCCGCCCCGTGAAATACGTTGTCGTTTCTCCCCGGGTCGGAACACCTGGCGAAGAATACAAACCGAAACCAAACGAAACAATTCAATATCTTCTTGACGGCGGTTTCATATCCACCGTCACAGAAACAAAATCAACTACAGTCAAAACCAAGAAGAAACCCAAGGAGAAATAATGGCCACCTCAACTTATCTTTCAAACTGTCGAGTCCAAGTCGGAAACCCAACTGGAAACATCGACATCACCGACCAATGTTCAGGCGCAACCGTAACAATCGGTTACGACCCTTTGGTCACAGATGCATTCGGAAAGAACTACCATTCCAACACTTCGGGTCTTCAAGCTAACGAAGTGCAACTAGATCTCTATGCCAGCTTCGTCGCTAGTGAAACTTATGCCACTTTAAAATCTTTGGTCGGCGTAGGCACTTGTCAGGTAATCATCACCCCAGACCCAGACGCGGCGGTTAGCGCGACGAATCCTGCGATGACTTTTAGTAATACCATGCTCGCCGCGTTGCCATTGGTAACGGCGGTAGGAGCCCTTGGTACGTACTCTGTGACGTTCCTTGCTGGATCGTACGCAGAAGACATCACCCCATAATCACGGCCTACATCGGCCCGACACGAAAGGTCAGCGATGAAACTTACATTAAGAGCAAAACTTCCAGATCAAACCTTTGAAGTCACGACGACTTTCTGGGTTCTTATTGAATGGGAACGCAAATACAAATCCAAAGCGTCCAACATGAAAGACGGAATCGGTGTTGAAGATCTCGCGTTTATGGCTTGGACAGCTGCGAAACTAAACAACATTGTCGTCCCGGGCGCATTCGATGACTTCTGCAAAAAACTTCTAGACCCGATTGAAGTAGTAAGCGAGGAAATTGAAAACCCTACCCAAGGGGAACCCACCGAAGACTAATCGCCGAGATCCTCGTCGAAACTGGTTGGCTTCCCCCAAACTTCGAGATAGACACGCCCGACCTACTCACTATCTGTAAAGTCTTAGAAGACCGCAACAGAAAGAAATAACATGGCGCAACAGTTTCCAAGCACAAGCATTAAGGTTCTTGGAATTAAAGAAACCTTGCGAACCCTAAACTCGCTTGCGCCACAAATACGCCGAGGTTTCACAACCGAATATAAACAGATCGTAAAACCCGTAGTCGATCAAGCTAAATTCATGATTCCCAATGTCGCTCCTTTGTCTGGTATGGAACGCGGTTTTAAACGCCTAGGGAAATGGGACAGCGGAAAAGTCAAAAAAGGAATCGTCGCCAAAATTGACACCCGTAAAGCAAGAAACAGAAACGCCGCCAAAGGTGCAACATACGAAAACGTAGGAACTTTTTACGTCGTATCCAAAACAGGTTACGGAATGTTGTTCGATATGGCTGGAAAGAAAACCCCCGATAGCCCAATGGTTATTGCTTTACAATCTTTTTACGGTAATCCTTCTAGAACAATGTGGCCGTCCTGGGAGAATCATAAAACGGAAGTCGAAGCAAATGTCGCCGACCTAGTTGAACGAGTCCAAGTTGCAACCGCTAAAGAATTGAGCAAATAATGTCCGTTCGCATACCGATTATTTCCGACTTTGACGGCAAGGGATTAGAACAGGCAATTCAGCAATTTAGCAAACTTCAAACAACAGGCGAACGCGTTGGCTTCGCAATGAACAAAGCATTTTTGCCAGCGGTCGCCGCGCTTGGTGCGCTTAGTGTTGCCGCAGGCGTAAGCATTAAAGCCGCCGTCGAAGACGACGCAGCACAAGCCCAACTTGCATTGTCATTACAGAACGTTACGGGCGCAACAGACGAACAAATTGCAGCCGTTGAGAAACAGATCGGCGCCATGCAAATGGCAACAGGTGTTGCCGACGATGAATTGCGTCCAGCTTTTGCGACATTGGTTGTTGGAACTAAAGACATAGCGGAAGCAAATAAAGCTCTCGCGTTAGCAATGGATGTTTCTGCCGCTACAGGAACAGACCTGGCAACCGTTTCGGACGCCCTTGCGAAAGCGTACGGCGGCAACACTCGCGCGATCGGGCAATTATCCCCAGAAATTAAAAAAATGATTAAGGACGGCGCAACCCTTTCCGAAGTGCAAGACGTCTTAAATAAAAACTTTGGGGGCGCAGCCGCTACAGCCGCAGGGACAGCACAAGGACAATTTAAACGGTTAGGCGTCGCACTTGACGAAGTTAAAGAGTCAATCGGCCGCGCATTACTACCCGCCGTTGAAGCCGTTTTGCCCGCTTTAATTTCGTTTGGTAATTGGGCGGCCGATCATGTTGAAGTTTTAATGGCAGTTGGTTTCGCTATTGGCGCAGTAGCAACGGGGATCGTTGCGTACAAGGTGGCAACTATGGCCCTTAAAGCGGTTCAAATAGTCGCCATTGCTTTGAACTGGGAAATGGCTGCGTCGGCTGCGGCCGCAAATACAGCTCTCACCGTTGGCGTAGGTGCAGCTGCTATCGCTGCGGGTCTTGTCGCTATCGCTGGAGCGTTTCTTATTTACAAACAAAAGACTAAAGATGCAACGGCCGCAACTCAAAGCGCAACGGCCGCTCTTAGTCTGCATGATAAACAAGTCGCGCAAGTGCAAATGGACAATGAAGGTCTCACCGAGTCGCTAAAGAAGGTAGACGAAAAACAGAAAGACGCCGCAAAAAGTGCGGGTAGTGCAACCGATAAAGCAAAACTGATGGCTGACGCAATTAAAGAGGCCGCTGACGCGCTTCAAAATTATATGGTTAAAGCGTTAAGCGACGCGCAAGACGCACTTAAAGAAGCGGAAGGAAAATTCGGGGACTTCGCTTCAACCGTTTCTAAAGGCATAAAAGACGCATTCAGTTTCAAAGATGCTAAAGACGCAGGGGACGAAACAGGATCAGGATTCCTAGCAGGCCTTCGATCTCAGGTGACAGGAATTAAACAATACGGAACCGATGTTGACGCCCTACTTAAACGCGGTTTATCACAAGACGCACTTAAAGCCGTCTTAGAAGCTGGTGGGGAATCAGGTGCAGCAATCGCTCACGAACTCGTCTTAGGCGCGCAGGAGAACATCACAGGCCCGGACGGTGTTAACGCTTTAGTCGATTCGGCTAACCAGGTAGCCCAACAGATCGGTCTTAATGCGGCTAATGAATGGTATGGCGCGGGTGTTACATCAGCCCAAGCATATTTGAAAGGCGTAGAAGAAGCGTTCGCAGTTGCCCAAGCAAGACTTGGCAAAAAGGGTTTGAAACTTCCAGACATCAAAGGCATCGGCGCATCGTTCTCCGAAGCTATTACCGCACCGTCAACACCTAGAGCCCCAACAATGCCAGACACAAACTGGAACGGCCCAGGACAAGGACAAACATTCAACGTCACCGTCAACGGCGGTTTGGATTCATCGTCGGCAATCGGACAAAACGTCGTTAACGCTTTACGCGCATTTAATAGAACGAATGGCCCCGCACAATTCCAGGTCGCCTAATGGCAGGCGCGGCAGTAGTCCAGTCAGGGACTTACGATCTAGAAATTGACACAGGATATCTCTGGGACGCTTTCGTTCTTGACGACGCAACCAAAGGCGTCTTAAATAACACCGAATACGTCTTAACAGGTTCCACCCAATACGCCTCGGTCATCGACGGCACAGTATCCCTGCAAACAATGCGCGGCCGTAAAGACATCGGCGACCAATTCACTTTTGGAACAATGACATTCGTTTTAAACGACACTCTCGCCGACGGAATTTTTAACCCGTTTGACACCTCGTCCCCGTACTACGATCCGAACAATAGCCAACCTGGACTAGCACCATTGCGTCGAGTCCGACTATCCCGCTACAACACTTTAAACGTCAAAAAATATTTGTTTGTTGGCTACATAGTCAACTACGACTATTCGTTTGTTTTAGGCGGAACAAACTTCATTACCGTCAACTGTGCAGATGACTTCTATTTGCTTGCACAAACATTCTTAGCCGCCTACAACCCAACCCAAGAACTTTCAAGTACCCGAATTTCAACTGTTCTTTCCCTACCAGAAATCGCATATCCGACAGGCATAACCCACCGAGACATTCAAACAGGGGTCGCCACCCTGGGCGGATCAGCCGCCTACAACGTTGCAGACGGAACAAGTGCGGCCACATACATAAACGAAATTAACCAAGCCGAACAAGGCCGCGTCTTTATTTCGCGCGACGGGGTGTTTACATTCGAACCCAGAATCGGAAACACCTTGTCGGGATCCGTCGCAGACTTCCACGACGACGGAACCGCGATCCCCTACCAAGGCGTAGACATATCCTTCCAAGCCGACCAGGTTAAAAACCGCGCGTCGGTAACTCACGCAGGAGCAGCCAGTCCACAAGTAGCACAAGACCTAGCGTCTCAAGCTAAATATTTAATACAGACCATTTCAATAGATAATTCACTTGTCCACAACGACGCCGCAGCTCTCACCCTGGCAAACTATTTAATCGTAGGAGACCCAGAACCACGACTCAACTACCTGGAAACGCAGCTCCCCGCCATGACCACAGCGCAACGGGACACCGTCTCAATCATTGACATTGGCGACACAATAGCAATCCAAAAATCTATTATCACAGGGTTAACCTCTTACCAATTAGCCCAAGAATCTTCTGTTGAAGGCGTCGAGATGATTATGGACGTGAACACAGGAGCGCGGTACACGTTCTTCACCGCCCCAACAACAATCGTTTACGAACTCATTTTGAACGACCCGACCTATGGCACACTTGACACAGAAAATGTCTTAGGAT